TCATCTCGCGGCCTTCTCGGCAACGCCCGCATCGAGTGGAAGAAGCACGTAGATCTGACCATCGCTCTAGTCGAGCGCTGGAAGAACGACAAAAACTAGGAGAAAGCCGATATGCCTACCGCCGCACGCCGCCGAGACACCGCCGATTACATCCTGGACGAGGGCCTCATGGAAGAGCCCTACCGGGAAGACGATGAGAACGTTCGCGCACCCCGATCCTCCGCCATCCAGAGTGGTTGGGATGCCGCCCTCAAGTCGTCCAACTCAGGCCAGTACACGAACGACTTCCGCTGGACCGAGGACAAGCAGTTGGTCAAGTTCCTGGGCCGTGAGCCCTTCGCGGTCTACAACCAGCACTGGATCAACGAGCGCCAGGGTAAGAAGTCCTTTACCTGCACCGACGATGCGACCTGTCCGCTGTGCAGTATTGGCGACAAGCCCCGCCGCAAGATCTGCTTCTCCCTGGTGAACCTGTCCGCGGAAGAGCCCCAGGTGGAGATTCTCACCATCTCACCCACCACCGCGCAGATCTTCCACCGCTACGACATGGACAGCGCCACCGGTCCCCTGGACCGGATGTACTACTCACTCAGCAAGACCGGCACCGGTCCCAAGACGCTCTTCAACGTCGAAAAGGTTCGCCCCCAATTCCTCGAAGAGGAGTGGGAGATGTCCGTGGCGGACGCCGAGGCAATCGTGTCCGGCGCTGAGGCTCTCTCTGATTCCATCATCCCTACCCCCAACGTGAAGTTGATGGAGGAGGTCAAGGCGGAGATCACGTCGCGAAACCCCCGACGCGACTGATCTCTATGAGTGGCCGGGGGCTGTCGATCTCGCCTTCCCCCTTGCCGATCCGGCCCCCGGCCCTCACTTATCTCAGGGAGTCCAGATGTTGGTGACCGACGCCGACCAGTTGTATGACGCAGTTGGCTACTTGCAAAACGAGGCAGAGTTCTTCTGCTTCGACGTAGAGACGATCGGATTCCGGGGAGATCCCTGGAGGAACGACGTCGTATGGATTGGGATCGGGGATGACAAGCACCAGTGGTCAGTTCCCCTGAACTTCCCCAACGGGGATCTGATCGAGGAAGGCTTCCCCCTTAAGGACACTGAGGATCTCCGCGAGCGGCTGGCCCGCGGACTTAAGCCCCGCAAGAGCGATTACTCAGTGGACCGCAAGAAGATCACTCGGACGTTTTCGGACCCAACGCCCCACCTGGACCGCACCACCGCGTTCGGGATTTTGAAGCCCCTCATGTTCGACGACAACGTCCTGAAGGTGGGGCACAACCTGTCCTTCGATGTTGGTTCGGTCGCCAAGTATCTGGGCGACATCCCCTCGGGACCTTATGCCTGCACGATGGTGGCTTCCTTCCTGGTCGACTCCAGTCGTGCCTTCGGCTACGGGCTAAAGGACGTCGCCAAGATCTACTGCGACATCGATGTCGAGAAGGGCGTCGGAGCAGAAGTTGAGAGTCACGCCTTCGAGGTCGTCTCCAAGTACGTGCTCTTGGACGTTAAGGCATCGGCCAGCGTTTGGGTCGCGCTCCGCGACCGGATCCAGACGGATCGGCTCAGCCAGGTCTTCTCTTTAGAGATGGACGTTCTGCCGGTCATCACCAAGATGCGACTGGCAGGCACGCCCATCGACACCGATCAGTTGGATCGGCTCAAGGATCAACTGGACGCCGACGCCGAGGTGGTCCGAACGAAGATTGAGAAGACTGCTGGGCGCAAGTTCAACTTGAACGCCAACAGCGACAAGCAGGCCCTGCTGTACGGACCTAAGGACCAGGGAGGTCGAGGCTTGCGCCCAACGACTTTGACTCCTAAGGGTAAGGAGAAGAAGCGCGCAGGCATTCCGTTGACGATCTCCGACTACTCGGTCAGTGCCGAGGCTTTAGAGGTTTTCCGCGGGAAGGACCACCTGGTAGACCTGCTCTTGGAGCACGCTGGCCTCAGCAAACTGCTGTCCACTTACGTGCTCCCGTACCGCGGAGACGAAGCCAAGAAGGGCCTGGTTGACAACGGCCTTATCCACACCGACTTCAATCCCATCGGCGCGCAGACAGGACGCTTTTCGTCGCGGAACCCGAACCTCCAGAATGTCCCCAGTAGCGGCACCCACTACGGAAGGCTCATTCGAGACCTCTTTGTGGCGCCGCCCGGACATAGTCTTGTCGTCGCCGACTACAGCCAGATCGAGCCGCGACTTATCGCAGGCTTCTCCCAGGACGCCGTCATGTTGGAGACGTACCGAGACGGCGGGGACATCTACACCGCCATCGGAGACCGGATGGGCGTGGACCGCAAGGCAGGAAAGGTCCTCGTCCTTTCCATCGCCTACGGCGTCGGCCCCGACAAGATATCCCGTCAACTGGGAATCGCTGCGGACGAGGCCAAGTCACTTCTGGACGACTTCGGGGACAAGTTCAAGAGCATCAACAAATTGAAGGCCTTGACGATTAAGCAGGCCAGGATGCAAAACCCACCATTCGTGTCGACCATCACAGGCCGTCGGCGCTATCTGCCGGACCTTGACAGCGACACCGGGTGGATTCGGGCCAAGGCCCAGCGCCAGGCGTTCAACACCTTGATTCAAGGCAGCGCCGCTGACGTCATGAAGATTGCTCTCGTACGGGCTGACCAGATGCTCCCGGAGGGCGCGTACCTCGTCCTGACCGTCCATGACGAAATGGTCGTAGTGACCCCGGACGCACTCGTTGAGGAGTCCATTCATGCCGTGACCGAGGCCATGGAAGGCGTCTACATCCCACGCCTCGGGGTTCCACTGAAAGCAGAAGTAACCAGCGCACAGAGATGGGGAGAGGCCAAGTGAGCAATTCATCGTGGTGGGAGAAGAGACTGGGTTCGCCGAACCCACAGCCCGCCTCACCAAGGACTTCGTCGTATCCACCTTCGCCACCGCCTCCTGCGCGCCTGGCTCCGACCCCGCCTCCTGTGGCCCCCAACGTTCAGGTCACGCCTTCGAACTTCGCTGAGGTCTCCACGCAGTGGCACGGCGGCGAGGCCTCCCAGCGAGAGACCGGATCCTGCCCCAACTGCGGCAGCAACCTGTACTTCTCCCGATCTAACGCCGGGGGCCTCATCTCAGAATCCGGCGGAACTGTTGCACCCGCTCCCCGCTGCTACGCCTGCGGTTACACCTATGGACGAGACCTTCAAGGAGTACCCCCCGCATGATTAACGACGACGCGAAGAAGATCGTGGCTCTTCTGAACAAGAAGTTCGGAGGTGGGGTGGTTGTTCTCGGCAGCGACATCCACTCTGAGGTCATCCCGCGGTTCACTACAGGCTCGGTTACCTGGGACTACATCCTTGGTGGCGGTCTCCCTGGTAATCAGTGGACTGAACTGATTGGGGAACCCAGCCATGGCAAGACTATGTTGGCCCTCAAAACCATCGCTGCCAACCAGGCGAAGAATCCCGATTTCACCACTGTGTGGGTCGCCGCGGAGGCGTGGGTTCCCCAGTACGCCCAGATGTGCGGCGTCGATACCGACCGAGTCATCGTCGTAGAAACGACCGTCATGGAGGAAGCCTTCGACGCAGTCATCGCCTTTGCCGAGTCTAAGGCTGTGGACGCCATCGTGGTCGACTCCCTACCCGCCCTGGTGCCGACACCCGAAGCCGACAGGACCATGGAAGAGATGACCATCGGTCGTGGAGCCCTGCTCATCAACAAGTTCTTTCGCAAAGTTGGAGCAGCCATGAAGCGTTCTCTAGTTGAAGAGGAACGGCCGGTTCTCGGAATCATCATCAACCAGTGGCGCTACAAGATCGGCGTCATGCACGGAGACCCGCGCACCACACCAGGCGGCGTGGGCAAGGACTACGCATTCTTCGTTAGGTGCGAGGTCAAGAGGGACGAGTGGATCGAGATAGGCAGCGGCCAAAACAAGAAGCGCGTGGGCCAGTCCGTTCGGATCAGGACCCTCAAGAATAAGTCCGCACCCCCTCAAAGGGTCGCGTACGTCGACTACTACTTCGACGACGGTGGCGACATCCCGGTCGGCTCATACGACACCGCCAAGGAGATCGTTTCGATGTGCAACGTCTTCGACATCTTGGATCGCAAGGGAG